CGCACAGTGGATCCTAGGCAAATTGTCTAACTCTTTCACTGAGCTCTTTTTTGAAATCCTTGCTTTGATCGCCATAATGGCTCAATCCAAGGAAGTGCCAAGCTTCAGATGGACCCAGTCTCTTAGAAAGGGATTGAGTCAATTCACCCAAACAGTCAAGTCAGATATTTTAAAGGACGCTAAGCTGATTGCCGACAGCATTGACTTCAACCAGGTTGCTCAAGTTCAACGAGTGCTTAGAAAGACCAAAAGAACCGATGATGACTTGAACAAATTGAGGGATCTCAATATAGAGGTCGACAGGCTGATGTCTATGAAAAGTGTTCAGAAGAACACAATCTTCAAAGTTGGTGACCTGGCAAGGGATGAACTAATGGAACTGGCCTCCGATCTTGAAAAGCTAAAAGACAAAATAAAAAGAACTGAGAGCAATGGTACCAATGCTTACATGGGAAATCTGCCACAATCTCAACTCAACAGGAGGAGTGAGATTTTGAGAACACTCGGATTTGCTCAGCAGGGAGGTCGTCCCAATGGAATTGTTAGAGTTTGGGATGTGAAAGATTCCAGCAAACTGAACAATCAATTTGGATCCATGCCTGCATTAACAATTGCATGTATGACTGTCCAAGGAGGGGAGACTATGAACAATGTAGTTCAAGCATTGACCTCTTTAGGCCTTCTTTATACAGTGAAATACCCAAATCTTTCTGATCTTGACAAGCTCATCCCAAACCATGAGTGTCTGCAAATTATAACCAAAGAAGAGAGTTCAATTAACATTTCAGGTTACAACCTCAGTCTGTTGGCAGCAGTAAAAGCAGGAGCCTCCATCCTTGATGGTGGTAACATGTTGGAGACAATCAGAGTGAGTCCCGACAACTTCTCTAGCCTGATCAAAAACACCTTACAAGTCAAGAGAAGGGAGGGTATGTTTATTGACGACAGACCTGGAAGTAGGAACCCCTACGAAAATTTACTCTACAAACTGTGTTTGTCAGGTGATGGCTGGCCCTATATAGGCTCTCGATCGCAAATTATGGGGCGATCCTGGGACAACACGAGCGTAGATCTGACCAAGAAGCCGGATGCAGTGCCAGAACCAGGAGCAGCACCAAGGCCAGCAGAAAGAAAGGGGCAAAATTTAAGACTGGCAAGCCTCACAGAGGGGCAAGAACTAATAGTCAGAGCTGCTATTAGTGAACTTGACCCCTCCAACACTATTTGGTTGGACATCGAGGACCTCCAACTTGACCCAGTAGAGCTTGCATTATATCAACCTGCAAAGAAACAATACATCCACTGCTTCAGAAAGCCACATGATGAGAAGGGATTTAAAAATGGGAGCAGACATTCTCACGGCATTCTAATGAAGGACATTGAGGATGCTGTGCCAGGTGTGCTCAGTTATGTCATAGGGTTACTACCTCCCAACATGGTGATTACAACACAAGGATCTGATGACATCAGAAAGCTTCTAGATATTCACGGAAGGAAAGATCTCAAATTAATTGATGTTAAGTTCACTTCAGATCAAGCAAGACTATTCGAGCACCAAGTGTGGGATAAATTCGGCCACCTCTGCAAACAACATAATGGGGTGATTATTAGCAAGAAGAATAAGAGCAAAGATTCTCCACCAAGCCCCAGTCCTGATGAACCTCACTGTGCACTGCTGGACTGCATAATGTTCCACTCAGCCGTGAGTGGAGAACTACCCAAGGAGGAACCAATACCACTACTACCCAAAGAGTTCCTTTTCTTTCCCAAAACAGCTTTTGCACTGTGAGCTGTAAGACTTCCGCACCACAGGTGCCTCCCCGATCCGCGGCAACGCGGATCGGGGGGCCACACCGGCCCGGGCAAAGCGCGTGGGAGCGCAAATGTGCTGTCCTAATGTCTACGATGCCAAATAGTTGGCTTCTTCAGAGGCAGATACTTCCCACACCTACATCCTCCCATGCTGTTCAATCTATGGGGGAGAGGGCAACCTTCCCCTCGAATGTGTTCATGAGTTGGGAAACCAATGAGGTGCAAGAATAGTGTGCTAGTGAAGAACACTGTACTCCAAAAACAAATGTCCACTAAAGTGATTGGAGTTCTCCCCTGTCTCTCTGAATACTCCTTACCCAGCATCTCAGAAATGAGGAAATCACTTTCAAGAATCCACTCATTTCTAAATTCAGATGAGTTGAGGTAAGAATTGTTTCTTATCATCCAGCATCTTGGAAGAGAGTGCTGTCCTGAAAGTGTGTGATTGACATACCAAAATCGTGTGTAGTTGCAATAAGGTACACTCATCAGCTCTCGAATCTTATTCTTCATCAGAAGGTTGTCTGAGATCAGAGCATTGATGGTGTGGCTCAGGACATTCACCCTCGTCTTAGTCTCCTCATTCAGTGTTTTTATAGCATTTTTGTTGTAATCAAACAGCCTTAGCATGTCACAAAACTCTGAGTCGTGATTTTGGTTGCACTTGGCAATTGCAGTGTTCCCAAAACACTTTAATTCGCTAGCAACAAGCATCCACTTTTCAAGACAGTATCCCCCAGGGGCTTCGTTCCCTAAAGGGTCAGTAAGCGACCAGGAGAAAAATGCCTTGAGAGTCCTTCCTACAGCTATGCTTTTTTGGCTCCTTGATAAAAAGCGGAATGTGTTTGTGTGGTCAGCCTTACAGTCAGTCGGCCAGTCTTCAGGTTGAATTTTGATAAGACACTGCTCACCCTCAAAACAGGGTTCTTCACGTCCTCTGTAAATATGATCAAGTCCATTTTTTAATCTCCATCCATAGTGAACATTGCCATCAGCTCTTGAAATGTTAATCTGGATCAGTTTACCCTCTGTTTTGGTTTTATTCCTGCATAGAAGACCTGGGTCCTGGTCCCATCTGTGACCGATGGCTTCAATCCACCAAGCAACAACCCACTCCTCATCACTTTCAAAACAAGAACCAAGTTTAGGAGAGTGAACAAAGACATCGATCGATCTCGTCAAATTAATTGATGTTAAGTTCACTTCAGATCTTGTTAACACAGTGACACTATCAATGTTGATTTTGAAACTGGATCTACCACTCTTTAGATAGAGATGTGTTTTGTTGGCTAAACATAACATAGGAAGTTCATGAGACTGATTGGTCAAAAGTGCACTTAAAGAGAGGGACACCTCTTGGAATTTTGTGTGCATACCTATCTTAAATGTTTCCTCTGAACATGATCTGCCAGCCAACACAAGGAAGACCATCAATTGAAACAGTCCGCACCTGTATAGGTTCACCAAGCCTTTCACTATACAGATGAGGCTGACTGCCACCAATGCAATGTTGAGTGCTTCTTGCAAGAAAATAGGTATCTCCTGCATGAAACTAATGAATTGCCCCATGGTGGGAGTGATTCACCTGGTTCAGTTAGGCAAATATGGACAAGAAATGCC